GTCAATGCATATACTGCTTGATTATCCTCATTTGTGTATAGATATAAACCACTTGAAACGGAAACATCATCACAATGTCTGTTTCCGTCTAGTTGTGGTAATTCTCCGCTTAAATTCTTTTCGTCAATCCAATTTTCTAATTCTTCTAGAAAAACATTGTTATCTTGTCTTTCTGATTCAATTTGTGTATTCCTACGTGCTAGAAACGTGTAGTATTCAGTACGCATTTGAGAACCATCAATGTATGTATTTACAATTGCGTTAGGTTCTTTATACAACGCATAAGAGATAGCTTGTTGTGCTAAAACATCCGTTTCAATGCGTTCATCTATCTGTATATTTCCATATCCGTATAGCCATTGAATCAATGCTTTTGATACTGTCATTCACTACCTCCTATCATTTGTTGTGCTTTCTTCAAGATTGCTTCTGCTCCACCATTTCGCATGGCTTTTTTAAACCAATGGTCTGTTTTACCTCCTACGAAATGAGCATTCTCTTTGTTGTAATACCAACGTCTTGCATAAGGGGCACTTGGTCCACCTTGCTTTACTAATCCACTACCAATTTGTGTTAATCGTGTAGCCGAGTTTATCAATGCTCCTGTGTCTCTAGGCGTATAAGGGGTCATAAGCCTAATAACTTCAGAGTCAATCATTTGTTGAACTAGTCCACGTTCTTCAAGTCCTCTTGATTGTTTAATTTGGGGAATTGATTCAACATCAAGTTTGACTTTCATTCCTATTGACCTACAACCTCCCAATGCTTCAACATATCGACATTAGTACAATCTGTTACGCTTTGAACGGTTGTCCATTTGTATTTCTTTTTTGCTTCGTTGATTGCCTTGATGTTAGATAAATCTTCTTTCACTTCTCCAAAGAATACGAAATCTGTTTTATCCGTGTTTAATGTGAAGTGCTTTTGTTTCTCATCATTTGAAAGTTTTGCATATGCGTAAGGTTCAACATATCCCTCACGATATAGAATGGTAATATTTGTGGATGTGGCTATGCTCAGAATATTACCGTTAGCAGTTCTAACAGTTGATTGTCTCCACATACATTTATCAAGTATAGAAGCTTGAAACTTATCTTCTCTTGTCAATGTATCGTAGTAGTGATTAACAAGCGTGATTGAATCTTCAAAGAAACCTGTCATAATGCAATCCATCTTTCTTTCATTAAATCTGTATCACCTAACCAAAAGGCTATGATATCCTCAAGCATGTTTCTTTTGTCTGAGTGTGTAGTGTTTGTAAAGCTTTTGGAATATCCACCATTTGAGATACTTGATACGCCATCAATCGAATCTTGAAAGATTACATTGTTTAAGACATCGCAAATACAATCTTTTAAAGTGCTTTCGTTCTGTTCGTTAATAGAATCAACATTTACATATTTCAATACCATTGCTTCCGCTTTGTAAGAATACTGATTGAATTGATTTTCATCAAATTTAGGAAAATGGGAATTGTAATATTCCCAATCTAAAATATTGTTCATTTTACAACCCCCTTTTTTTGCTATTTTTTCTTTTTATTTTGAGGTTTAGCTTCCTCTTTTTCTTCTGTGGGTTCTTCTTCGTCATTTGAAAGTTTCACATATGCGTAAGGTTCAACCTTTTTATCGATAGAAGGATAACCCCATCCGATTTCCACTGCCATTACTTCGCACTAGCAGATAAGTAAATACCTGCTACCTTATTTTGGTATACATCAACGATTCCATACTTACGATATTTCAATACATCTGAATCTGATTCAATGTTATTGCTTGCAGGAATTACATTTGAAACAGTGTGTTTATCCCATTTCATAACAGAAGGTTTATGAACAATCAAGAAGTTGATAACGTGTCCATCCTCTGCTTTAGTATATCCACCTTCTGCTTCTGTATCTGCTCCACTCAACAATTTAATCTTTGTATAGAAACGACTAGCAGGTACAGGAACTACCTTTGCGAATCCTTGTAAAGCTTCACGTGATTTGTAAGTATCTAATGCCTTGACTCCATTTAATAATGTAGGCGTAGTATACAAGATACGTTGTTCACTAGGAACTTCATCCTCATCCATTTGAGTAACGGCTTTTAATAATGCACTCAAGAATTCTTCCGCACTTGCGTAATCTTCTGAAACTTTTGTGATTCCTGTTGTACCGGCAATTTTAGCGAACGTGTAAGCGTCTGCTTCCGGTGCTACCTTTGTACGCATTAATTCTGCTCCTGCTCTACCGAACGCAATATTCATTGATTCTGCATTGTCTTGTGTATCAACTGAGATTTTAGTTCCTCGGTCATAATCGAATGTAGCAGTTTTCCATTCCAACTTAACTGAGTTTGATGTATATCCACTATTTCTATCGTAGTTTCCTAAACCTTTAACAGAAATTTGTGGGTAGATGATTTCTTTTGCGTTTGCTCCTGCTCTTACCATTGTAGCGTCCGCATTTAAATCGCCTGTTACTGAAGCTAACTTATATACCTCATCTAGATTAGAGACATACGTTTTAGCTAATGCAATTTCATTTGCTATTAATTAATCCTCCTTATTTCTTTTCTGTAGTTAAACCCATTACTTGACGAAGCAATAAATCTTCGGCGTTTGGGTTCTCTCCTTGTCCACTG